GTGGGGCCCACGATGGGCCCCACCCAGGTGCTTGCGCCGCCAGCCTGACAAGGGCTGGACACCCCCTAGGTCAACCACCTAGGGTACAACGAAGGGAAGACCATGGGCGCATACGTTACTCAGACCCGGAAACTACGTAGCATGATTGATTATGCTACGAGCTCTGGGTCCGTGTCGGGTTTGTTGGAGGGTCCGAAGGACTCTTACCAACACTCGTCGGGTAACGGATGCGAGCAGAAAACGACCAGTTGGAGAACTGGTCGTTCCGCATTGGAAGCTGATCCCTTTGCAAACGAAGAGGGCGGTACTCACGCGGACGGTGGGGGAAATTGGGGAAGCGCTACTTCGCGCATCTTTGATGACTCCGGTCGCCGTGTGGGTACTATTAGCCGTTCGTCTGTAGATACGGGCCACACTTTTCGATACTCAGAAGCGCTGGATCGAGTACTCTCATGTGATACCTTATATGAGAGAACTCAAAGGTTCGACGCCCACGAGCACGAAGCTGTGGTACCAGGGTCCGATCATCTTGAACTCTGGTAGATTCAGCGGAGGAGGAACTGCTGATCCGTGGTACACTGCGCAGGATTTCTCGCAGAACTACTACGGACCGGCCGCCATAAAGGCGACCTCTCCCACCAATCCGGTAGCTGGACTCGCGGTTGGTCTGGCAGAGCTCAAGCGGGAGGGTATCCCCCACTCGCTTCATCTGTTCAATCTCCGGAAGAAAGCAGAGGAGATCAAGCGTGTAAACGCTTCCGGTCTCTTTCTTGAAACCGAGTTTGGATGGAAGCCGCTCTTGTCCGAGATCAACACCGCCATTAGGGCGGTTTCCAGATCTAAGAAGATCTGGGAGCAATACTCGCGAGACGCCGGGAAACGTGTCCGGCGTAGCTATTCTTTCCCTCGGGAGTTTCAGCTGATCAGCAGCAAGACGGGCGATGTAGGTGAAGTTACTACCTGCAGCAACCAATCTGCTGTCAACAGCCGGCTCTTCCCGAACGGGAGGCTGGGACCCCAGACTGAGGAAGTCACACTCGAACGTAGGGTGTGGTTCCGAGGTGCGTACACGTACACAATCCCTTCCAACGAATCATTTGTTGGAAAATTGGCACGGTGGGAGCAGCAAGGAAACGCGCTGCTCGGACTCAGGCTAACGCCTGATGTACTCTGGAATCTCTCTCCATGGTCTTGGCTGTCTGACTGGGCTGTCAATGTTGGGGATAACATAACCAACTTGACGAATCTCACGAATGATGGTCTCGTGCTTGTGTACGGGTACTTGATGGTTGAGGAAACCACCAGGCATACCGTCCAAGTGACTGCTCCAGATAGTACATTTGGAGCACGTCAGCCTTACTCCATGACCTTTGTTCAACAAAGGAAACGGAGATTTAAGGCCACGCCCTACGGATTCGGCCTAAACCCGTCCACTTTCACGGACAGGCAGTGGTCGATCCTCGGGGCCCTCGGTTTATCAGGAGGGCCCAGATCCATGCGTCACCCGGGTTAGATTGGGTGTCGTGTGAACCCTGGCGTACAACCGTACGTCAGACAGCAACCCGCAAGGAACAATGCCGTGCTTACTGATCCACAGTCCGTGACGATCTCTGGTACCGCCGTTTCTCTTCCGAGGACTGGCAGTAGCGATAACGGGGGCCGCTTCGCGGCCTCCGACAACGCGATCGTCGAGGAAATCTCGCATTCCTATGGAAAGCGAGCTCGACGCACCATGAGCATCCGTCACTCGAAGTTTGCTCCCGACCCGCTGTTCCCGACCCAGAACGTGCCGTACTCGATGACCTTTCGGGTCGTCGTGGACGCACCACTGGTAGGGTACACGGTTGCGGAGCAGAAGGCTGTTGTGGATGGCTTCATTAGCCAGCTCAACGCCACTTCGGGTGCTCTCATCACCAAGCTTCTCGGTGGTGAAAGCTAGGACGATCTTCACAAGAGGGGAATCTCCCCTCTAGGATCAGGACAACAGGCACACCGCACGGCTAGGGACCTTGTCCCGACTCCCAATGAGGAGCCGCCAAGTGAAAAGCCTGATGTTGTTCCTGCAGGAGGTCCTCCATGATCTGGAGGACTGGTGTGGCACAAGCACCATCCGTGATCTCAAAACGATCACGGATCGAGTTGAACACGAGGGGTTATCGTTTCTAACGATAACCCTGACTGACTTCGGAAAGGACTTCGAAAAAAGTCTCGACCGCGGTCAGATCGACCCCAACTCTTTCCCTAAGTTTCACAAGGGAAAGGGAGGAATGCCCAGATTTCTCCAGGGATTCCTGAGTCAAGTGTTCGATGAGGAATCGGGACGACTGCTCAACAACCCATCGGTGACTTGTATCTGGGCCGTACGTCAGCTAACGCTGATGTGCGGTAAGATCATGCTGCCGTGCACAAGTGCGCGGCAGCTTCAAGCCATTCGGAGGTACGTTGAGTGCGAAGATGAAGTCAGGAAGTCCGATGCTAACTTGGGCGATCAATATTTTGATCGTTTCAAGCGTATCGGTGTCTTGCTGTGGGCTGATCTTTTTTCTGGTCTGGACAAACTCGTCCATGATTCAGAGATCCTCCCAAAGCACGGACCCGGAGCCACAGCGGAACGCCTACTCGGAAACGAGAAATGGCGATTCACAGAGTGGACCGAGCGGTTGGAAGAGTACTTCCCAGCTGGGGAGTATCTTTTGCCCAACTGGAGGCACTACAAGCGCCTCTCCGACCTGTCTTTCCTCGATCCCGGCCAAGAGCGACCCACCAGGGTCACTCTCGTGCCTAAAACGCTCAAGACTCCCAGGGTCATTGCCATCGAGCCAGTCTGCATGCAATATGTGCAGCTCGGACTCATGGCAGCGATCCGGGAAGCTGTCCGAAGGGATGACATCCTTCACAGCTTCATCGGAACCGAAAGCCAGGTGCCTAATCAGCACCTGGCTAGGGAGGGCTCTAGGAATGGAGCCCTTGCCACGCTGGATCTCAGCGAAGCATCCGACCGAGTCTCGAATCAGCATGTACGAGGCCTGCTACGAAATCACAAATGGCTCCAAGGAGCCGTTGATTCGTGTAGGTCCCGGAAGGCTGATGTGCCTGGTCATGGTGTAATTCGCCTGGCCAAGTTCGCGTCGATGGGATCAGGTCTGACCTTCGACATGGAGGCGATGGTGTTCTTAACCATCGTGTTCACCTCCATTGAAGCAGACCTCAGTCGACCGTTGACCCGCAAGGACTTCAAGTCCTATGTGGGTCGGGTGCGCGTCTACGGGGATGATATTGTTGTCCCCGTAGAACATGTGCAATCGGTTGTGGCACACCTTGAAGCTTTTGGGCTCAAGGTGAACGCCAGCAAGTCTTTCTGGTCAGGAAAGTTCAGAGAGTCTTGCGGTAAGGAGTACTACGATGGGCAAGATGTTTCAGTTGCCCGAGTTCGTAGAACACTCCCTACCAACCGACAGCAATCGGCGGAGATCGTCAGTGCCGTCTCTCTTCGCAACCAAATGTACAATCTTGGTTGCTGGAGGGCGGCTCGGTGGCTCGACAGTTGGCTGGGTAGGTTGATTCCCATGCCAAGAGTTGCCGAGACATCTCCGGTGCTAGGCAGACACAGTTTCCTCGGGTACGATACCGAGCGGATCTGTGACGATCTCCATCGCCCCCTTGTCAGGGGGATGATGGTTCGTCCCGTCATTCCAAAGTCAATCTTGGATGACGTGCCTGCCCTGCTCAAGGTGTTGGTTACAAGCCGGGAATTGCCAAACCCGGACGCCAAACATCTGATGAATGCTGGACGTCCCAAGCGCGTCAACACCAAGCTTGGATGGGGCCCCTCCCACTGATAGGAGGGGTCGACGGTATCCGTAAGGACCGTCGCGGGGAGCCCTTGGCTCTCCTAAGTGTGTGGAAAACAAAACCGCGGCCTGGAAAGGCCGTGGCGGGTTTACCCTCGTAACTCCGAGAAGGAGTAATGAGGGAACCCCCCACACACGGGAGATGCACTTGGCAGTGC